GACCAAGCGATTGGTGATGGTACGCAACCCAAAGGGCACAGGCGAGCCGGTCCTGCTCTGGACCTATAACCTGAAGCCAGAGGTCGTCCTACTCCAAGACCAGATGATCCAACCGTGGATCTTCGACTACACCGCAGCCGCAGCCAAATACATGCTGGGCGAAGCACGTGAAAAGTTTGGCACAATCGCCGGCCCACAGGGCGGCGGCAGTCTGAACGGCTCTGCCCTTAAGGCCGAAGGTGCAAGCGAGCTCGAACGTCTCACTAAAGACCTCGAGAACTACGTCGACGGCTCTACCCCAATTACATTTGTGATCGGCTAACCTGTTTGCTTGTTATTCTCGTTGACTGATGCTATAATCATAGCTCATAAGGAGAATAACAAGAACATGGCAGCACTTATGATCGACATCGAGGGCCTCGATGTCTCACCTACCGCCGCAATTTTAACGATCGGCGCTCAACAGTTTGACCCTTGGGATGGCGTATGCGGAGAAGCATACTACCACCGCATCTTGCTCGAAAGCCAAGAAGACCGAACCATCAGTGATGATACATTGGAATTCTGGCAGAAGCAACCTGAAGCAATCCGTGACGAAGCACTGGGAGATGGCCCCGATAGGGTGACGCTTGACGTTGCCCTGCAGGAGCTACACCGCTTGGCGTGGCAGTCCGGGGAGATCTGGGTCAACGGTCCCACCTACGACATCAGCATCCTAGAAAACGCCTTCATCTCCCGCGGTATGGGCCTACCATGGCAGTACCACATGGTACGTGATGTGCGCACCGTTATGTCACTCTGCCCTACGGCGAGCGACGACGTGCCCAAGGCCGACCATAACGCCTATTCCGATGTTCTCCGCCAGATCACTCTGGTGCAGAATGCATTCCGCATTCTAAATATTGATCGGAAAAGACCACCGTGGGAAAGAAAATAATTGGCCTAGTTGGCCTCATTGGCTCGGGCAAAAACGCCGCAGCAGACACGCTCATTGACATGGGCTTCCAGAGAATGAGCTTTGCGTCAAAACTGAAAGACGCTGTGGCTGTGATGTTTAGCTGGGACCGAGAATTGCTCGAAGGGATTACAGCAGAGTCTAGGGAATTCCGGGAAACGGTTGACCCCTGGTGGGCGGATAAGATGGGCGTGCCTGACCTAACCCCGCGATGGGTTCTACAGCACTTTGGCACTAATGTCGTACGAAATCATTTCAATATCAATTTCTGGATCTATTCTCTAGAGCGCGCATTGATTGACGCTGAGAATGATATTGTCATTAGTGATTGTCGCTTCCAAAACGAGCTTGCTCTATTACAGGCGCATGGCACTCTAATGTGTATCACTCGTGGGAATGAGAAACCAGAATGGTGGAACACCGCCCTGAGGGCTAATACAGGAGATGAGGCTGCGATTATTGAGATGGACAAGGTCTGGGGTGTTCATGAGTCAGAATGGGCTTGGGCAGGCCATCCCTTCCGATATATGATTGCGAACGATGGCACGCTAGATGATTTAGATCAGACGGTCAGATGTCTGGTACAAGATCACCTCGACGCCACTCCGCACCACTCAGTCTGAGCTCAGTCACGCAATTAAGACATACTGATTTGAGATTTAGATAGTGGACGTTTTCTAAATTACCGTCGACATGCATAACCAATATCTGCTGATGGTACTTGGATAAAAATCCACACTTCTCGCATTGGCGTTTCTTACGATAGCCGCTCTGTGCCCATTTAGGGACGAGCGGCTTTTTCTTCGTCTGCTTTTTCAGGCAGGCATTACACTTTGATCTGTAATAGGTTTTCCCGTTCCTGACGTAGTTTATTGCCCTGGGCTCAGTTTCGCAGGTCTCACACAGCGGTCTCATCATATTCCTATTTACCGTACCTTTTAAAGGTTACCTAACTCAGGTGATTGCTTTGAAAACTACTAAATAGTCGTATAACTTAGAGGAAACAGCTCATGGCACTAATCTCTCCGGGTGTAGAAGTCACAGTTACCGACGAAAGTAACTACCTTTCAGCACCTACAAATTCTGTCCCGCTAATTGTGGTGGCTACAGACCAAAACAAAGAAATCCCAGCCGGTACGTCTATCGCTGCAGGAACAACTGCCGCAAATGCGAACCAGGTTGTATTGATCACAAGCCAACGTGACTTGGTCAATACCTATGGTCGTCCGTTCTTCGTTCAAGCGAGCAACGGTACACCAGTGCATGGACATGAACTAAACGAGTATGGCCTCCAGGCAGCATACTCTGTTCTAGGCGTTAGCAACCGCGCATACATCCTCCGCGCAGATGTCAATCTCAGTGAAATTGAATCGGCCTTAACCCGCCCGACCGCTACCCCGGCCGATGGTGTCTGGTGGCTCGATACCTCCGAATCTTCCTGGGGCATCTTCGAGTGGAATGCAGCGACTGGGCAGTTTGAAGTCCAGGCCCCGATCGTCATTACTGACGACGTGAATCTTACTGGTGGTGTGCCTCTGGTTAGCATCGGTTCGATTGGCTCCTATGCTGTGGTTGCGACAAACACCAGCAATCCTATCTACTACAAGAACGCCGCCAACGCATGGGTTCTGGTAGGTACAGATGAATGGATGGCATCGTGGGCAACGATCCGTGGCACAGTGGTTAACCCAACCCTGACCTCCGGCAACACGATTGACATCAACACCAGCACCGTTACACTGACAGGCACCGATCTAGCCACACTGGCTAGCGATATCAACGGCGCCGGCATTACTGGTGTGACAGCGGCTGTGGTGGCTGGTAAGATCGAGATCTACGCTGATTCGACCTCCGCTTCCGACGGCGTGACTGCCGACGGTGCTGTGGATCTGCAGAATAACACCGGCACCATCCTGACCGACGCTGGTCTGACCGCCGGCCTGTATTACGCACCGGCTGTGGCCCAATCGGCACATACCGTTGTCCCACAATGGCGCTCGTTCAATACCGTTCCGCGGCCGACTGGCTCGGTGTGGTTCAAGACCACGAACGTCAACGAAGGCCTGAACCTCGTTGTTAAAGAATACTCTGCCGAAGACGCTGTGTTCAACGTCGTCACTGTCCCGGCATATGAGAATGACCAGAGCGCAAACCGTGCCCTGGATCCAGCTGGTGGCGGTATCGGTATCGCTGCTGGTAGCCTGTATGCACAATATGACGTCAACGAAGACGACACTGGTACGTTCCGCTTGTATGAGCGAGTGATTGCCGGTGAAACCCGCATTACTGGTTCTGAAATTAACCCAACCGTCTCTAACAGCGATCAATACTCGATCTCCGTTAGTGACCGCAACAGCAACACCCTGTCTGCTCCGGTCACTGTTACAATCGTCGGCACTACCGCCGCAGATTTCGTGACAGCGTTCCTGGGCGCCGGCATTACCAATGTGACAGCGCAAGTAACCTCAGGTGGTTTGGTTGAGATCGTCCATAATGAGGGCGGTGTCATTGTGCTGAAGAACATTGCCGGTACCCCACTGACAGACGTCGGTATTACTGCAAGCCTGACTGGTGTGCGTACCGGTAATGATCTTGACCTTATCCTGAGCAACTGGGAAGTCCTTGATTACACCGCTGGCGCAACTGCTCCAGGCCAGAACCCAGCTGACGGCACGAAGTGGTACTATGGTGCAATCGACTCGTTCGACATCATGGTCCATGATGGCGCTGCATGGAGTGGCTACAAGAACGTGACAACTGACGCTCGTGGATTTGACCTGTCGGCAACTAACCCGACTGGCCCGATCCTGGCTGCTTCCGCTCCGACGCAACAGTCCGACGGTACCGCACTGGTGCATGGTGACCTGTGGATCGACACGAGCGACCTCGAAAACTTCCCGCTGATTCGTCGTTGGGAAGACGTTGACGGTGTGAACGCTTGGGTGCAGATCAACAACGCTGACCAGAGCTCTGAAAACGGCATCGTATTTGCTGATGCTCGTTGGGACGTGGATGGCACGAGCGATCCTATTACCGATCCTCTGACACTGATCACAACCCTGTTGCTGAGCGACTACGTTGATATCGACGCACCGGACCCAGTCCTGTACCCGACCGGCACTCTGCTGTTCAACACTCGTCGTTCATCGTACAATGTGAAGCAATACAAGGTCGACTACTTCAACGCAACCGACTTCCCTGACGATACGCTGCCTACAGTGCGCGACGCCTGGGTTACTGTCAACGGCAATAGAAGCGATGGATCTCCGTACATGGGGCGTCTAGCGCAGCGACAAGTGGTGGTTGAAGCACTACGCTCCGCCATCGACACGAACTCTGACATCCGTGAAGAAGCCCGACAGTTCAACCTGATCGCATGCCCTGGCTATCCAGAGCTGATCCCGAACATGGTTGCTCTGAACAACGAGCGCAACAACACCGCGTTCATCATCGGTGACACTCCGCTGCGTCTGAAGGAAAACGGTAACGACATCCTGAACTGGGCGAACAACACCGACGGCTTTGGTCTGCAATCCGCTGACCCATACGTTGGCGTCTTCTACCCAGGCTGCTTGACGACCGACCTGCTCGGCAATGAGATCATGCAACCTGCAAGCCACATGGTCCTACGCTCGATCATCCGTAGTGATGAAGTGTCGTATCCATGGATTGCACCGGCCGGCACACGCCGCGGTGTGGTTGACAACGCTCTTGTGCTGGGTTACCTAGACACGACTGAGAACGAGTTCCGTCAGACTGGCGTTCGTGAGTCCATCCGTGATGTGCTTTATGATAACCGCATCAACGCTCTTACGTTCCTCCCGGGTGTTGGCATTGTGCTCTACGGCAACAAGACAATCCAGGGTGGTTTGTTCAACACCAGCTCGCTGGATCGGATCAACGTTGCTCGACTCGTTGCTTACCTGCGATTCCAGCTTGACCGTATCGGCCGTCAGTATATCTTCGAGCCGAACGATCAGATCACTCGTAACGAGATCAAGGGTCAGATCGAGCGTCTGCTGAACGAAGTGACTGCGAAGCGTGGTCTTGGTGACTACCTGGTTGTTTGTGATGAAAGCAACAACACCCCGGCCCGTATCGACCGCAACGAGCTGTATGTTGACATTGCGATTGAGCCGATCAAGGCTGTGGAGTTCATCTATATCCCAGTGCGTTTGCAGAACACCGGTTCCATCCGTAACGGCAACTAATGGCTAATGTACTAGACATCGTAGGTTTGTTTGAAGATAGAATGTCCCCCTACCGGGGGCGTTCTTTCAAGCTCTTGCTGACACTCCCGATCATTCAATCTGGACAACGCAAGGACCTACAACAGCTCATTAATGCTAGGAAGAACGATCCTCTACCTGAGGAGGTGGCAGCTCAGTGCATGCTCTATCGCGACATTCATCGCGGCGGACATGAAGACATGGGCGTATCTACCGAATGGTATCAGGATGAGGTGGACTTGATCAAGGCTGCACTAAAATACTAAAGGGACCCGAGGGTCCCTTTATTATTGAGTGGACAGTTTACAGATCATAACCTATATCATCTAACCAATGAAGGAATTTTGTGTACGACTGTGGGCTGTTCGCGATACTTTGAATCCACCCATTTTTGAGCTCACGTAGATCCTCAGTGGAGAATGTCGCTACAACATATTCTGCAGCCTGTATTGGATCTTTCATGACGTATGGCTCTGCCTCCGGCCAGCGGCGACTGTCTAAGACATTAATGACATAATCCACCACCGCCATCGGTTCTTTCATGATGTAAGGTTCGGCCTCCGGCCATCTTTCTAACATGACGCTGGAGGCGTAAAGGCCTGCTTGAACAGGATCTTTCATGATTGTTGGCTCTCCCTCCGGGAAGCGCTCTTTCAACGCATAGGCTGCGTAGAACACGGCCGAATCTGCCGCTGTTTTGATATACTGTTCCGCCTCCGGCCATCGACCACCGATGTTTCGATACGCATAAAACGACGCATCATTTGGACTCTTCATGATATAAGGCTCGGCCTCCGGCCACCGTTGTTTTAATACGTTCAGAGCGTACATGCGAGCGCCGTACGGGTCTTTCATGATTGTTGGCTCAGCCTTCGACCATCTTCTCTTAAGAACCTTAATTGCATAGTATGATGCAGCCTGTCCGTCGGTCACAATATACGGCTCTGCTTCCGGCCATCTGTAATGTAATACGTTGGCGGCATACAAGGAAGCTTCATTGGGATCTTTCATGATGTAAGGCTCTGCTTCCGGCCACTGCTCGCTAATGGATTCGCACCATTTGCGAGCATGGGGGGCACTTTTCATTACTGTGGCCTCGGCTCTGGGATCAATTTTTCTTTTTTTGAACCAGGTTGTCTCTAGGATGTCGTAAGCAATGTCGGGCACCTTGATTGCTTCATCGTACCCATGCAAACGGGTCATATCGGTGTGGAATTGAAACAGGTTCATTCGTTGTCTCTACTCTGGCGCGCTCGCCAATCACTTAGCCATTTTTCATAAATCCAATAATCATCTTTGGCTTTTTTCATAATTCGGTCCCACTCACCGTCGGGCTGAACAGGCCGCTGGATGTTACTGGTGACGTAATGCACGGATGCTGCGGGTGATTGCTTGATGATGTCTTCTGCCTCCGGCCATCTACCGTTTATCAGCGTGCTGGCATATCTGCACGCGGCGTATGATGCTGAGTTCCCCGGTTCATCTCCTTTCGCTAAGATGGCCTTCTCACCTTCTGGCCATCTATGCTTGATCACACTGGTGGCATATTCTACCACAAAGGAAGATCCGCTCTTCAAAATGTACGGCTCTGCCTCTAGCCACCTCCCCTTTATCACCTTGGATGCGTATCCGGTTATATTCCACGCGTCTGTCATAATGTACGGCTCTGCCTCAGGCCACCTACGCTTGAGCACGACCATGGCATAATGTGCAGCGACATAGGGGTCTTTCATTATGGCTGGTTCGGCCTCGATCCACCTCTCTAACGGCCCCGACGTCGGCCTCATGTATTTGTAATCCCAGGCGGCCCGAGCGTCGGTTGCGATAATGTGCTCTGCTTCCGGCCACGTGCCATCTAGATAGGTACGGGAATAGAGCACAGCGAGCCCAGGATCTTTCATGACGGTATTAGACAGGACTTCTGGGATATCCCACCCATTCCCGTGGTAAGTGTTTTTGATCTTGGTCCACGCGGCGATGGGCACAGCATCGGCCCGCTCATACCCGTACAGGGCATTCGGGTCAGCATGGAAGAGGTAGAGGTTCATATTTCTTTTCACGCTGTATTTATGGTGGTTTTTATTTTGTCAGAAAAGGATAAATAACTGAGTACAAGGAGAAACATTATGTCCGTTTCATCACTATCTAGAATGACAGTTCCGATCGCTAGCGATCAGTCGAACCCTAACCAGGGTATGTTGATGCCTAAACTCAAGTGGCGCTTCCGTGCCGTATTTGAGAACCTTGGCATCTCCACACCGCGTAGCGAACTGACAAAACAAATCGTCTCATTTGCCCGCCCATCCCTGTCGTTCGAACCGATCGACATCGATGTCTACAACTCGAAGGTTCGACTCGCTGGTCGTCAATCGTGGGGTGACATCAATGTTGAATTCCGTGACGACGCACATGGATCGGTTGCCAAACTGCTTGGTGAGCAAATCCAGAAGCAATTCGACTTCATGGAACAAGCCTCTGCTTCGTCTGGTATTGACTACAAGTTTACCACCCGTCTTGAAATGCTCGACGGTGGTAACGGTGCCTTTGCCCCGACGATCCTCGAGACTTGGGAAATCTATGGATGCTACATTGCTGACATCAACTGGAATGACCTGAACTACTCTGATTCGGCTCCGGTCACTATCAGCGCAACCTTGCGTTTCGATAATGCTCTTCAAACCCCGCTCAGCTCTGGTGTTGGTACGAACGTTGGCCGTACTCTCGGCGACGTGATTACAGGCTAATCGGATGGCATTCGGCGACGAATTTGTCAGTGGGTTCTTAGGTGCGGACTACTTGCGTGACTTCCAACACGCAAGTAGGTCCTTGCTCACGGGCAACCAGGCACTTGTACCGCGGTACAAATTCTTATTCCATACCTATTTCGGTATTAACACCAAAGTGCCTGCGCTAGCGACCGCATATGGCGGTAATGCGGCACCGAACTTTGGTGTTCTAACTAAGACGTTCCAGCTTCCTAGCTTTTCGGTAAAAACCGAAACGATGAACCAGTACAATAGGAAGCGCATCATTCAAACCGGTATCGAGTATCAACCGATCACGATCACTCTGCACGACGACAATTCCGATTTCGTTCGTAGACTGTGGCGGCACTACTACTCGTATTACTACGCCGACTCGAATAACCTAGATGCCTCGACTGATCGGGACATCTATAGCAGCGATCCACCCAAGGCGTTTAGCTGGGGTTACCAAGGATCGCCGACAACTGATGGCAAAAAGCTTCCATTCTTCACAGACATCATCGTATATGGTTTGTCGCAGAAGCGATGGGTTGCATATCGGTTGGTCAACCCAATCATCGAAAGCTGGCAGCATGACACTTACGACATGTCGGCCGGTGGCGATGTGATGCAGCACACACTGACAGTGGCATACGAATACGTCACCTACGTGGGCAATACCACCGTGTCTACAACCGGTGCCCAGGGCGGATCGCAGCAGAATGCCGCGAACCAGAATAACGTGGGCATCGCAGGATTCCCAGATCAGAACGGCGGCTACGACACCGTGCCTAGTCCTCTGCGGGCCGGTACACGTCAGTCTATCCTAGGCTCCGGCGGTATCCTGGATGCGGTGGGATCGGTGACAGACGCCCTCGGTAGCGGCAACCCGTTTGACATCATTAATGCGGCGCGGACCGTCGGAACGACTATATACAATAACCGAGACACGAGTTTCAATAAAGTCATCCGCGACGAAGCACGGCAGATTTTCAACGAGGGCTCTAGACGAGCACTCACAAACCCTACAGTGAATGGAATTCGGTTCCCTCGGTCTACCGGAGGTAGCTGATGGCTAACCAGAGTATCAATGATTTTCGTTTAACCGCAGACACAGCGGGCACCATTATCGAGGAACTGTATTCCTCTGATGCGTCGATCAACAGTGAGGAGTATGATATTATCTACGCCTTCATGTCTGACGTCATTTCCGACCCAACAATCGCTAGAAACTATACTCTGACGGTTTTTGAGGTGGCGCGGCAGAGGGGAGATGCGCCCCTGAATGTGCTCGATCAATTGCGTAACAGAAACCAGATTGAAGTGACGTATGCCCTTGCATACTACCTTAACCTAATTCGTAGCCCTAGCACGCTTGTGGGCGTGTCTAGTGTTGTGACACCGAACTTCTAC